CAACTGTAACAGCAGTAGATGGTTTTGGATACAGGCCTAATTGATATGGGCCATTCCTATACCAATACAATGGAGTTCCTGTTTCATTTAAGTAGTTATAGTTAAAAGCTTGTAACTCTTGTTCCCCACAGTGAGTTAATATTGTTGTAGATATTTTAACAAGTTGTGGGTACCACAATGCTGTTGAAGAAAAAGAATTAACTCGTGCAGTGGTTGTTAAAATTTGTATGGTTCCTTGTTCGTAACAACAAGTGCGCGTCATTTCTTTGGCGCCTTCATTTAAATAGTCTAATATAGTACTGTCAGATAATACAGTTGCAGCTCCGCCTATACCTGTTGCTAATTCACCAACAATACTAGCATCGGTTTCATTAAGTAATTTTAGTACTTCATTTCGTAATACGGAAAAGCCAAGAGACATTACACAGACCTCCGTATATAAATAGCTGCATTTGACTCTATATGGCCCAACCTGTCAAGATATTCACTTTTATAGATAGTCATTCCATCTACATCACGTAACTGCATAGCGCGTAAATACAGGACGTTATACACCATACAGTCATGTGACATTTCAGGCAAAGGGCACTCAGTAGCATCAGTGTTTGTCAATGGGTTGCCACTTGTATCGTATTTCCAGTAATCACCCGGTTGTGCATATCCTTCTATTAGTAAACCGTTAGTCACATTAACACTAGGTGGCGGTAATAATACAATTTTGTTCATACCGTGAATTGCACAGTATTGAGGAACATATTGAGCTACTTCATTTCTATAGTCGTCAAGAATTTGATCACTAAAACTTGCAAGTTTGATTTCATTGTAATCTCCAGTTTCATCTTTAATCCGGATTACTCTAATTTTATAAATATCGGGAGAACAATAATCACTTTTTCCCCCGACTGTAGAAAGATATCGCCTTCCAACAAAACAGTCTGTTTTTCGAGCAATATCATTGGCTGCTTCAATAATAATGTAATCTAGGCCAAACGGATCTCTATCATGTTCGCCACCAAAATAGTGACGGCCAATCATACGAACCTTTTGTTTAATTTGACCTAGATTCATTGATTATCTCTTAAACCACAGCACCAGTACGACCGTTGGCAATGTAAGCATCACGAACTATAATGATGCCTCCAGCTGTACCATTACTAGTACATACCAATCGTAAGTATGGCCGAGCAGTTGGTGCAAGAGGAATTACAAACTGCCGACCAAGATCAGTTGTACGAACTTTTGTAAACTGCATAGTTGCAGTTGCATTAGATACATACGTTCCACTTACAAGCATAGAGTTATCTTTGATTGGTAATGGCTGACCACTATATGGACGCAATGTAAATGTTGTAGTACTTGGAACAGATGCTACTTCAACAAGTTGTCCAATTGCTGCAAGAACAACACCAGTCGCTGGACCATAACTACCAGTACCTGCCGTGCTAACGTATAGCACATCACCAACAGAAAAACTATGAACTCCACTAGTAAATAATCCAGCTGCAGTAGCAGCAGAAGTAGTTACAGCAGTACCTGCAGTGACTGTAGTTGTTGGTACGTTTGTGTCCGCAGTTCCAATTGTAAAATAGGTTACGTTATCCGAAGATGCCTGCACGCTAAATGTCTGCGATGTAACTGTAGCACAAACTGTTGCATCAACAATAGCAAGCAAGTCATTACGTGAACTTTGACCCGGAAGAGCAATTCCTCCAACGTCTTGCACGTCTTCTGCGTATTGTGGACGACCAGCAATAGCAGTTTTTGACCAGCCACCCAAGTTCATTGGACAAGACACAACTGTTGATGCCGATGCGCCCGGAGTAAATCCACCGTAGTAAGAAACTACGCCAACACCCGGTGAACTAACAATAGTAGAAGCACCTAAGCTCCCCGCTCCAAAAAGGAACGATAATTTCATATCTCTAGCCATAGTAATTCCCCTTATGCGATCTTGACCGCAAGACGACCAATAGAGCGAGTGTTCTGTGCCATAAGGCCACAACCCCACTCAAACAGGACGTTGTGCATAACTCCGTTTTCCTGTGACTTACCAAGGTACTCAGGTTTTAATGGTTTAGGCTGCCAACCTTCAAGGTATCCCTTGCCGTAACGTACAGCGTAGACCGTTGTTGCGTCGTTGACAGATATTGTTGCATTAGCAGCATTTACAAATGAAACAGTATTACCAGTACCAGTTGGGATAACAGGTGTTACGCCATCTGATTTACGCCCTACAACTCGAATTTTTGCACTCTTAAACATTTCGATTGGTCGGTCAAAATTATCTTGAGTCACATCAAAACCAGAACCAATACCCATGACTCGAATTGCCATTTCAAAATGACGTTTTGTTTGTTCATTTAGATATAGAACAACCCCATCGCCATCTGGAGAAGACATGTTGTCAAATAAATTTTGAATGTCATGCATAAAACGGTTAGCTGCACCAGCACCTTGGGTTGTACTGTTAGTTGCTAAAAGGTTTGTAAAACTTAAATCTGCCGATGAAGCAATATTCATATCAGAGGCAATATCAAACTGCTGCCAGTTGTCAAGCCGATATTTAAGTCCCGGAAAACAATCTGACGAGTTTCCTGAAATTAACGATGTAGGATCGTTGTTTAAAAACTTATCGTTAAAGTCGTAAGCAAACCCTTCCATAAACATTTGAACCTGTGCGTCAACAGGATCAATGATTGCGTCAGGTTGATCCAGAAGAACGTGGTCAACGGTAATCATGTTACGCATGATGAACAATTGCTCTTCATACGATTTTGGTTTACCCTTGATAGCTTGTGGCTGTGCATTAATACCGGTCCACGTTGGAAGTGGGATACCTGAGTTGGTATATCGCAAGCCAATCTGACGTAATGATGGGGAAGTGTAGAAAGGAATATCCTTTACTGCATTCCACGTTTGATGAAGAGATTTGGTGATTTCCTTAACCATTGGATCATTTGATAAAATCGCTTGATCCGCAAGGGTCAAAGCACCGTTAAAGTCAATAGCCATTTAAGGCCTCCTTTACCGAATACCAAGCATTCTTGAGAATATGCCACTGGAACTCTGTCGAACAGGTTCAGACTGGCGGACTACGGGAAGAGCAGAATCAGCAGTACTAATTGGAGTAGGGGCACGTCGCTGTTTAGCAACCATTTCTGCTAACTCTGGCACCATGCTTTCAATTAGGCCTTCGACTTGGCTATGTACGTGTTCAGCTGCCTCACGTGGCGACATACCTGCATTCATCAAGTTGTCCACCATTTGAGTAGCTCTTCGAGCGTATGGAAATTCTGTCATTGCAGCATTACGTTGTTGCTGTTGAAGTACTCCATTTACTTGCTGGTTTAGTTTGTCGTATCTGTATTTCGTAATTTCAGCTTCAGCTTGCACTTCCGCTAAATATGGATCAAGATACTGATCCGTTTGAGCAGTTAACCATTTATCTCGAATTTGTTGTTCGTACTGTTGTTCGTTTTGAGACTCTAGTGCTTTACGTACATCATCAGATGAGTTAAATCCATTTTCCTCAAATTGTTTAATTACGTCAGCCCATTGGTCGAACTTAGATTGAACTTCTCGTCCGTTTTTGGCTTGCTCGTTGACTTCCCTGAATCGTTCATAAGGAACAGCTTCAGGCTCAGTCCTATTTAGATTATCTAATAGTCGCTGTCGAACTTCTTCTTCCGCACTATATAGATCTAAAGCAGCATTCCACTCTTCGTCATTACCACCATCGACATTAGTGTTTGCTTGTTCATCACTTACAGAGTCGTTTAACGCCCAATCCTGATTATCGCCAGTGGCGGCCTGACGTACATGATCAACTATCGCATAACCAACGTTTGTGTCGCCCGTTGCCGCTGCTGGTGAGTCAGCGGTTCGTGTCACCATCTCTTCGGACATTTACAATATACCTTCTTCTTCTTGCATTGTGCCAACATCTTGCATGGGTATTGTATCTCCCATAGGCATTTGGCCACCTTCTTGTCGTTGCATTATTGCTTGACGAGCATCTTCTGGGTTAAATATTGCCTCTTCAGGCTGTTCTTCTTCCATAGGCATTTGATTACTTTGTTGTCGTTGCATAATTGCTTGTCGAGCATTTTCTGGATTAAACATTTCCTCTTCAGGTTGTTCTTCTTCCATAGGTTGCATTGGTGGCCGTAACTGTGATTCCATATCGCCCATCATTCCACTCGTGCTATCTAAACCAGATGGCATGCCACCTGATTCATCTTGCGAATCAAGACCAGCCTTAACTGTAAGCAGTGTAATATCTGCTTCTAATTTTGCCTGTATCTCTGCACGTTTTTTCGCAATATCAATTTGAGCTTTTGCTTGTTCAGCTTCCATATCGTATGTTGGTTGCTGCTGTTGTTGAGACTGTGATTGCATTTGCATTTGCGCTTGCATCATTTCCTGCTGTTGAACTTGAGCTTGTTTAATTTTGTTTTGTTGTTGTTCTAAGTGGTTAAGAATTTTAGATGCTTCTGGCATATTTACTAACTCAATAAACAATTTATTAGTATCAGGGTCGGCAGGATCACCAAACACACCCATTTGCCTTAGTGTTGCATATTTTTGCAACCTTGCTTCAGGGCCATCATCCATGGCAGATCCCGGAACATATACAATACGGAATTGTCCACCATTACGTATAGCGTCAAAACGCATAACGCCTTGTTTTTGCTGATCTTGTGGTGCATTGTCTTCTTGCATATTTCCAACAAATGGAACAATTGCAAACTGCTGAACAAGAGAAACTTCCCATTCTTTAATTTTGTAATTACTAATTTCAATGTCAGCACGTACATAACTATGTTGCGTGTTGTCAGCTTTTTGCAATAACCGTACTGCTTCCGCAGGTGTTCCTGCTTGTGCCATTCCTTGACTAACATCATGTAGTCCAGCTACATCAGCCATATCTTTTTCAATAAACTGAAGTATTGGAAAAATATCACTACCTACACCCGGAGATCGTACAATTTGAGGTGGCTGAGATCCGCGATCATAATATATTTTTCTATAAATACGATTCGCGTCATCAATTGCGCTACTTTTGTTATCAAACGCATCAGCGCCAATTTTGCTAAGGCGCTCAACCATAATGTAATCTTTTTGACCCTCAAATTGTTCTAGTAACTTAGACCATAAACGGTTGTACATTAATTGTAGTTGCGTAAGGTCAAAACCTAAACTGTAACCATATGGTGTACCCGCACGTGGCTGCCAACGTAATGGAATGAATGGAAATGCATCACGTTTTTCATAAGGCCAAATACCTGCATACAGTAACTGTGAATTTGTAGATACTATGTAACGACCTTTCGGATAAAGAGCGCTAGGTTTTTCCCAATACTCGTACACAGTTGCAGCATGTTTTCTTGCATCATAATTTGACTGTCTTGCAGGGGTTGGGTTTGTGTATCCAAATCCGCTTCCTGCTGCGCCATCAAGATAATTGTCCACATAACTAGCGTTGTTTCCAGTGAGTGCATCTGCTTTAACTCGCTTTCCAATTTCACCATATGAATCAATAAACCAACTCATAGGCTTAACCATTGCATGAATTAACCAGCGTACGTCATCGTCTTGCTTAGCTGTAGGATCTAAATAAACATCAAAAGCAGGAAGTATTTGTTCAACAACGTCACCAACATCAAATTGTTTGTGACCAATTACTTCTTTGCCAGACACATCATAAAGTGGAACAACTTGGTTTTTATTACTGTCCCAAAATATTTTTAAATAACTTGTCCCGCAAACGCATGCCCATCTAACACGTTCTTTAAGTTGTGTTTCGCGACCAAACTTTTTAGCGTAATGCTTAATAATATAATTGGCTTCATCTGATGCTTGGCGGTCACGATCGTTTTCAGATAATGGAACAGCACTTGCATCTGGACTACCTTGAGTTAATTTTCCAACAACTCCATCAATCAAAGGTCGCATTTTATTTACAACTACATATCGAGTAGGCTCTTTATGGTTTTGAAGTTTTATTAAATTTCGAGCATTGCTATTAATTCGGAACCATTGTCGTCCTTCAAAAAATGCAACGGATAATGCCCATTCAGTTTCCATTTCCTGTCTAGCTCTTTGTGCTGTTTCAAATTGATTTTTTACAAAATCACAAACTTTTATTGCTTCTATAGGAGTTTCAGAAGGCAGAACTTCCCAATCTTTTTCTTCTTGATCTAAGTTTAAATTTTCTGATTCATTTAATTTTGGATTGTTTAGTTTTTGAGCACCAATAGTTCCTTGATGTTCCGGGACTTTAAATGAAGTCATCTGTGCATTCTGTCCAACACCACGTAACATGTTGGCTAATTTACTTGGATCAATAAGTGATTTCATTATAACCAGTCTCCTGTCTTGTTAATTTCCTTGAGTATTTTTTCTACTCGATGATTTTTTAATTCTTTAAGCACTTCACACATCCATATTAATGTAAGTATTCCAAATAAAGCTTCAACTACGTCACGAGCTTGCATTAAATCCAATCCTTTTGTGGTTTATCACTCATCCAGCTTGGCATATTTTCTTTATTTCGTATTCTTTCTGATCTTATCTCAGGACATTCTACTGGATATTTCCTCCACATAGCTCCGTATCTCATACTATCAATTGCATGATCGTTTTTTGTACCATTGTCAATTTCATCTGCATCACGTGGAGATGCCATTGTTTTCTCTAATTGTTTAATAATATTTGGACATTTACTTCTAACAATTTGCAATTTAGATCTACGTTTTCCAGCCACAAATTCAGATGCATCAAGCATTTCTTTCATCTGTGACCATCCCGCTTTTCTGTCTTTAACTGCACGAACACATGGCAAACCCATATTCCACCAAATTTCAACGGGATATTCACCAATTCGTTCTTCAATTTTTGCAGGAGGAAACGTATTAGCCCAGTCAAAAGCAATTGCTTCTAATTTAGTAGCCCATTGATTTCTTTCTTTAGACACGCATTTAGCTAACTCATAGTGTTCTAACATTTTTACAACATTAGTTGCTTGACTTGAACTTACATGACCAGCCTCATACCATTCAGACAAAACGTATATATTTTCACGTTCATCAGATGCAAATAATAATGTACACGCAGGAGCACCTGTGCCATAGTCGTGACTTGCCCAGAATCTCCACCATGGTTGAATTTCAATATGGTCAACTACATGCCATGGATTACCCTCATTATCAAACTCTTTAAACTGCGGAAAGAATCTTCCTCCAACACCAACGTCGTGCTGACATTCACGCAAAAATGATGTCAAACCAAATGTATCTATTTCATCTTGACACACATCGATGTTTTTATGATTCCAAGCAGCTATACCACCTGTTATTTTGTAACCTACACGACCATTATCTCGTTCGCATGGCGTGTATGTAAGATCCCAAATAGCAGGAACTTTAGGTGATTGAATACGGTTTTGCAACATATCAATCTCACCTGATAATGTTCGTGTCATAACGCTATTGCTATGAATAGCGTTTTGTACAAAAATAACTGCACAATCAATGCTTCTAGCTGGAAGGATTGTAGCCGTCATTGTTTTTATTTTTTTCTCCACACGATCAACAGAGTCATCAAGCTCATCAATATCATCAAAAATAATGATGTCAGGACGTAAATGGTCAAGCTTAACGCCGCGAGCACCAGTGTCCAAACCGAATGCAAGAACGTTAAAGCCATTAGAGGTGCGTAACTTACTTGCACTCCATCCTTTTGAAAATCCATATTGGTTGACAGCTCGTTCAATGCCACATTTTTCCATTGCGCTTGCAATATCATTTACATGCCTATTTGCTGCGTCTTGTGTGTGGCAAACATATAAAGCAAAACGCCTAGTAGCTTTAACAGCTAATCGTGAAATGATAAGTTCAACTGTTGTACTTTTACCACCACCACGAAACCAGCATTCAATTAACGCTGGAGCAGATGCACCCGGTGTTAATCTTTCTGCCCATTCCCACGCTCTTGTATGATGTTCAGCAAGGTCTGCACTAGCAGAATGACGTGCGTATGACTTTAACCATTGTTTATACTCTAACTCAGAACCACTTATTGGGATTGCTTTACCGCTATCAAAATCACCTAGTTGTAATGTTGTATCAAGTTCATTTTCTAATGCTTGAAGCAAACTAACAGACAGTGATTTTCCTGACTGCATAAACGGTTTTAACTTACGTGGAGTTAATGACTTGCCAATACTAGACTTCATCTATAACCTCTACATTAATAATGTCTTCTTCTTGATATTGTTTTAAAAGTTTTCCAATCCCAGATTTAATGGCACTCATTGCTTCAGCATCTTTTACGCTTTTTTTAATAACGTCTAAAACTTGCATAATTAAACTGTAAGCTTGATCAACTTCAAGTATGTATGATTTACTTTGTAACATTTTTTGTTCTGTTTCCACAATAAATGCACGTTGCCTGATTAAATCTATAAGACTATCTGATGCTTTTGTTGCATCTGCGCCTTCCGTAATATTTGTATCCAAATATTCAATGAGTCGTCCAACTTCTTCAAAGTTACTAACTTTCCATTCTGATTTTAATGCTTTAACGGCTCCTTTAATTGCAATGTAATGCTCAGTAGTTATACCCTCACTAATAGCTTCTGCTTTGATATCTAAAAGTGCAGTTATGTAGGCAGCATCATCTTTAAGTGACCA